TTGTGGTTCATGATATCCCACTGCCGTTGTTCGGCTTCGTCTTTGTGCTCGCGCAACCAGCGCATGGTAGTTGATCTGCCGTTTAGTTCACGGTCCCGGGCATTGACCTTCATTCCGCCAAATTCGGAAGGGTCGTTGAGCCATTTGCAACAGAAGCCAATACGTGTAGTCATAGTGTAATTATACACGCATTGGCTATTTAGGTCAATGTTATTTTTTGCGAGTATTGCCGTAATGGATTACTTCAACCCCATTGCCCGAACTGAGTTTGCGCCACGGATCAACAATAACAGACCCTTTGGGAATCTCGCAGTAGGGTTGGGTGTCCAATTGGTCGCCGGTATATTCATAGGTGATTTTTCGGTTGTGTGCCCAAAGGAACACAGCCGGGCCGGCAACTTCGGAAATAACTTCGTTTCGGTCATCGGCCAAAGGATCCAAATATCTTACTCCAAAACCCATTTGTTTCACATAGAATCCAACCAAAGTGCTATAACTACCGATGCAATATTCAACATCGGGCTTGTAGGCCTTGCCGTGGATCACAATACTCATGGCACGTTGTTTGGCCTGTTCGACCAAAAATGCTGCTAGGTTTTTGGCCTGGATTTCCCTAGCATGCATCACAGTATCAAATAGGTCGTAACCAATGTTGTACTCTTGTGCCAACCAACGCAGAGCGATGTTGTCACGTGGATGACAAGCGCCGGCATCGCCCATGCCTGCAGTCATGTACTTGGGGCCCATGATACGCATGGTACTGCGAGCAAGAGCATTGGTCACAACGTCAACGTTGATGTTGCCAATCTTCAGTGCAAAGTCTTGAATCATGTTGACCAGGCCGACCTTGGCCGAAATGAATGTATTGTAGAAAATCTTGATGGCTTCGCACTCGTCCCAGGTGCCAATTTCATAGCGTGGGTCATTCTGCATCACTGTGTCATACAGCGCACGAAGTTCACCGGCTAGTGCGTTGGGGTTGCCGTCTTCGGTGCCGATCATGATCATTTCAGGGTTGACCATGTCCCACTTCACTGACCCCATGGCAATCAAATAAGGATTGTACAAGAATTGATGACGGGAATCCAGTCTTGGTACAAAGTGTTTGCGAGTGGTACCAGGTAACACAGTAGAAATCAGCACAACTTTTTTGCTGGATTTTGCGTACCGGTTGATGTTGTCAATGGCGCTGAACACTGCTTCGTGGCCAAAGTCTCTGGGCTCCATGTGGCTGGATGGCACTGAGCCGTCGTAGCCTTCGGCATGTGGTGTTGGTACAGCGATAAAGATCCAGTCGCTTTCATTTACCAATTCGTCAATGTTGCACACTTTGACTGTGTCACTGGTACGTGGGTAAATATCATAGCCACGAACTTCGTGTTTTTCTGCCATTACTTCTGCACAGTCCAGTCCTAGTTTGCCAATGCCAATGAATCCGAGTTTTTGCATGAATTTTCCTTTAGATAGATGACACGTTTGTCACACAGTAATTTATGCTGGTTTTCGCGGCCAGGCCAAATTTATACGCAGTTATTGATTGCGTACAGGGTTAAATATCAGTATGAGTTGGTTCAAACATCGTCCACCCAGAAATCCCCCGTACAGAGAACAGCGAGTACCTGTTCCCACACCTCCATCCAAATCAAGTTGAAGGTTTTAGTCGGGCCAATCTCACCCAGCGCAGCAGGGTGATGTACATCCATCCTATGTCAAATTCGAACCAGCGTCGACTCAACTTGGGATTAGCAGGCTCCAAATGGTGATTATTATGAAGGCACTCCCCGCCAACAATAATGCCCCAAGGACTGATATTTCTACTAAGGTCACGAGTTTCGCCATTTTGATACCCCCACCAATGTGCCAGGCCGTTGATCACACCAGCGGCCCAGAATGGAATCCAAATCATTTGTATGCCCCATACTAGGGCGCCCAACCAACCAAACCACCAGACATCGAGCAAAAGGAGAAGGCCAATGCCAAGTCTGGAGTGAGCACTGTATAGGTTTCGCTCCAGCCAATCATCAGGGCAACCAACACCATATGTATCAACCATATTTTTATCTTTTGATGATTCATGATATAACTGTGCTCCTTGGAACAACACACGCCAAATACCAAACACATGCGGGCTGTGCGGATCGCCTGCACGATCACTGTATCTGTGATGCTTGCGATGTATGGCCACCCATTGACGTGTGACCATGCCTGTGGTTAACCACAGCCAAAAACGCATGAAATGCGCTATAATGGGATGAAATTCTACACCGCGATGAGCTTGACTACGATGCAGGTACAGGGTGACGCAAACAATGGTGATGTGCGTCATCACCAAAGTTGCGATTAGTGTTGACATTGAGTATTTAAGCCTCTTCGTTCTTGATCAGTGTCCAATCCCAATCCGCCCCGGGTGGGTTGTTTTGGTATTCTTCTACTCGTTTTGCTAGGTTGCTGTAGAAACTGTCTACTTCCCCGCCCCAACGACCACGAAGATTGTCAATGGCCATCTTGCAAAATTCCCAGTTTTGAAGCCTGTACTGAGAGATAAGATCAGCATGAATTTTCTTGTTGTGCTCCATGATACCAAATTCCTCTACTGGAATATTGGCTACTACACAATAGGCCTTGACAGGTTGGTCCTTGGAGGGCAATTTAAACGTGTCAAGTTCCAACAATGTGTAGTTGTTAGACATTACAGATGGTGCGTCGCCAAAAATTATGTGCATAGTAAATTCCTTTTAAATATGTATGATGGCATTTACATTTGATTTAATTTCTGATCTTCACGTCGACGCATGGGACGAAACGTTTGACTGGGCTGACCGCAGTACCAGTCCCCATTGCTTGGTAGTAGGAGACATAGCACAGGATAGGCACGAAGTAGTGGAAGCTCTTCGTCACCTAGGAAAATGCTATCAGGCTGTGTTTTACATTGATGGCAACGATGAGCACAAACTATATATCAACGACATTAGCGCCAGTTACAGAGACTTAGTGGAACGTGTCACTGGAGTACACAACATTGTTTTCCTTCAAGACAACGTGGTAGTTGTGGATGGAGTAGCTATATTGGGCACCAATGGTTGGTGGGGTTTTGATTTCGACGGTGTTACCAACCCCAATGAAAGTGCTCAATGGTACGCAGAAAAAGAGTTCTTGCCCCCAATGGGCATAGAAAACATTCGTAGAATGTCGGCCAATGACGCCAACTACATGATCAACTCAGTCAAACGCTTGCAAACACACATTGACGTCAAGAAGATTGTGATTGCCACCCACACAGTACCAAGACCAGAACTAATTGCTCATGATATTGATCTTGAAGGCAGTCTCAAGTTCAATACCATGGGCAACAGCTTGATGAAGTATGTGCTGGATGTAGACACAGAAAAGAAGATCCACACTTGGTGTTTTGGTCATTATCACGGAAGTGTGGATCAGATTCACGACGACATTCGTTATGTCAACAACTGTCGTGGTCGCCAAGGTTCTCCTTGGTCAAACTGGGTGTATCACCCCAAACGCATTACCATTGACTTTTAATCAACAGTTTCGGGTTCGAGTTTGATCTGCAAAGGATACTGTTGAGCGCGAGCTTGCAAGGTAACTTCTGTGCCTTTCTGCTCGGCAATTTCATAAGGCAACACAGCCACACAAGCTGAACCAGTTTCGTGAATATCAATGGTGATCTGCTCTGCAGTCTCGGGGCGATAATCAAAATATTCTATCAAGCTACCAACCACAAACTCCATGCTGGTTTGGTTGTCGTTCAAATAAACAACCTTGAACATTGGGGGCTCCTTGACAGCTTCGTTGGGTTTGATTTTGGTTCTAGTTTCGGATTGTGCCATTTTTTGTCCTTGTTTTAGCAGGGGCACCATGCCCCCGCTGTATTTACATTATATTAGTCTTGATAGTTGATAGCAATGCTCTTTGGCTTATCTGCTTCAGGAACAATGCGTTCAAGGTAAACACGCAATATACCATTTCGGACACTGGCGTTCTTGACTTCCACATGGTCGGCCAAGCTGAAAGAGTGTGTGAAGTCACGACTGGATATGCCGCGATGCAAGTACTCCCAATCGGCATCTTCTTCTCGAATCTGCTCACCAGTGATGGTCAAGGTGCGCTTGTCGACCTGAATGTCAATTTCTCCTTCGGCAAAACCGGCCACAGCTACTTCAATGGTAACTTTGTTTTCGGCAGTTTTGATCACATTGTGCGGAGGATAGTTTGAATTGCCTTGGTTGGCAAAACGTTGCAGTTCTTCAAACATTGGCTCGAATCCAATGCCGAATTTGTGCAACTGTGGAATATCAAAAGTACGTAGGGTTAAAGTCTTGTTCATGTCATTTCTCCTTAATAAGCAAGTTGACTTTTTACACGGGCCCAACCATTGGCACCCGTGTTTTATTTAACGAAATCAAGCAGCCTTGACTTCGGCATCGACCACATCGTCATCCTTTTTCTCAGATGCTTCTTTGGCCTTTTGCTCTGCTTCAAACTTCTTGCCTGTGATGGGCCCGATAGCTTGATATAGTTCTGTGGTTTTGGTTTTGATGGCTTCTGCATCATCACCAGCAATGGCTTCGTCCAAGGCCTGGAGTGCTTCTTCGGCTTTGGTACGCTCTTCTTCAGTGACTTGATCCTTGTAGGCATCAAAGTCCTTGCGGAAACCATTCAGTGTGCTTTCTGCGCCATTGCGAGCTTGGATAAGCTCAACGGCTTTCTTGTCAGCATCGGCATTGAGTTCAGCATCCTTGACCATAGCCTGTATTTCGGATTCACTCAATCCTGAGTTGGCCTTGATGGTGATCTTGTTTTCCTTGCCTGTGCCCTTGTCTTTGGCACTGACGTGTAGAATACCATTGGCGTCGATATCAAATGTAACTTCAATTTGAGGCA